CTTCTTTTAAGTTGCCCAAGTGATCTAGCGCAATAAGACTTACGTCTTTTAGCTGCTGCACTTCCTTTTTTAACCTTTCCTGTTACTGCTGTTTTAAGTTTAGAACCTGGATTAGCTTTACGATAAGCAGCTACACCTTTTTTGGTCATACCAGCGCCAGATTTAGTAGGTCTATAGTTAGCGCCTTTGCCTTTTGTTGTTTTTGGTATTGGCTTTGCTCTTTTTCTTTCAGCCATTATTATTCTGCGTTATCTATTAATATACCTTCAAATGTTGCAGCTACTGCCATAGTAGAAGCTGAAGAAGCAATAGCTCTTGCCTCAATATCTGTTTTTTCAGGAATTTGCAAAGGTAACTCCCAATCAAAATCAATATATCCGTCTGCTATAGTTACTTTAGCTTGAGTTCTAAAAACTCCGCCGAAGAATCTAGCTAATAATCTACCTGTTAAATATTTGTTGGCGTTTTCTGTTCCGCTTGAAATAGAACCCCTTACCACGTAAAGAGTTTTACCAGCTGGAACTGTATAAACAGCCATAAGAGTTTGGTTTTCACCCAAATTTATTTGGGCGTAAGTTGTTCCACCGTTTGCGATAGTAATATTTCCCGTAGGGGCTTGATCGCCACTTACGTAAGCTCTAAATACTCTTCTAAATGTTTGAGTAGTTGTTGCTACGCCTGAAGAATTAAGAGTAACTTCTTGAGATACTTCTAAATAATTAGTATCAAGTCCAGAAACTAATACCTTTACATCTTCATCTGTAGCTCCTCCAGCAGATGTAACTGTCATAGCTAAAGCAGAAGCAGGATAAGAATAAAGTCCTCCAGCATCCCATACTGTTTCTTCAGTATTTGATATAGCTGAATTAGATCCAAATTTGAATAAAGGAGTGTGCCAAGAAATCTGACCCCTTGAGATTTGAAGCTCAAAAGGCTCAGTTGTTCCTACTCTTGATATTGACGAATATTCTTTAGCCACGTCTAAGAATGAAAAACAGTTACTCTATCTATATTACTTAATACAACGTGAATACCATCCTCAAATAAAACACCTGAATCTGGAATGTTTAAAGTTTCAGTATCATTAGCGTTGCAAGGAGCAATTAAAAGAGTAGGACCTGAAACAGAACCGTTTCTAAATGTTACGGTACCGTCAGAAGCCCCTCCTGCAATAATGTAGCCTCTTAATCTTGAACGGCCAGCTTGTAATACAGCGCCGCCTGTAGCGGCGCTAACACTGGTGGCTGTTTTTACATCAGAACCTACGATTCTACCTGCCATACTTAGCTCCTATTAAGCAATAGTTGCTATTGGTGTTGAAAGAGTTTCTGCTTTCCAAGTAGAGTTAGTACCATCGTCAGAAACACAAGTTAGTTTTACTCTTCCATTTACAGCGGTTGTAGCTGGTAAAGTTAAAGTATCACCTGCAACATCTGAAGCTGCGTTAGCAGCAGCACCGCCCATAAGAGATAAAGCTCCAAAAAAGTTTGAAACTCCAGCACCAGGCAAAACAAATGTTACTGTTTTTCCAGCAGCAACTGCTGTAGTTACAAAAAAGTCATAAGTAATACCAACATTATCTGTACTTAAAGCTGGCATATTAACTACGATATCATCAGTACCATCAATATTAAAAATACTTCCAGACTGATCTTTAGTTAAAGTAGTTGTAACAGCCGCTCCAGTATTAAGTGTTGAATCATCTACAGTTACTCTGAAGTTAGGTCTTGTGTCGTAAGTTGCCTCTACAGTAATTGCTCCTGTAGTTTCATTTTTTGAAACAGATTGAAATCCGTTTTGCGATCTTACTGGACCTGAAAAAGTTGAATTAGCCATAATTTCCTCCTAGGAAATAAGTTCTACTGTCTTGCTTTGTCTGCTAGGTCAGTCGGTAGAACAAGTTAAACACCCTAGATTTTTAAATCTTACTATGAGGCATCTTCTAAAGCAATAGGAAGTGAATTTTTTGCTTCTAATACTTTATTTCTTGCTTCTACTAATGATTCATAGGTTTCTTTAATAATAGGGTCTTTACCAAAATGATCTAACATATCTGCTCCTACCATTTCTATTAATGCTTGAGCTGTAATTAATCTACCGTTTATATCTTGAATTTTTGAATTTATTGACATGTTGTTGTACTCCTTTTTTTGCCGTATGTCATATTTAACCGCTAGGTCTATATTTATTAGTTTTTTTTGTAAATCAGAATAGCTATTCCAATCTCTAATTTCTTCTAAAGTTCTACCACACCCAGCACATTGTTCGTCTGCTCCATACGTAGTTGAACAAACGCCCGTACATGGGTTTTGAGATAAGGATACAACATCACTAAGAATGTTCATGCCTTAATTTTACATATTTTTATACGAATTGTAAATTTAGAGGAAAAAAAGGGGGCCGTTAAGCCCCCAATAATTGTAGTTGAGTAAAAAACGCTACAATCAATCGTTCAATTAAGCTCCTTGAGAACCGTAAACGGCTCTGAAGTTAGAATATCCGAATGAATATCTTTCTCTAGCTTTGTATCTCATGTTTCCAGTATCGAAATCACCTTCTAATGCAGTTTGCATTGGAGATCTTTCAAAATACTTAAATCCATCAGGACAGTCTGTTTTCAAGAAGAAAGCATCTGTATCTGTTAGATAATGATTTACAACATAGCCATCAGGAATCATACCTTGATTTCTGATTGAGTTAATGTCGTTGTCAGAAGTACCAACTCGCCCAGGAGTTTGTAATAATCTGTCAGCAACAAACTGCAACTGAGGTGGAACAATTAACTTCATTCCTCTTAGTGCAATATTAAGACCTTTATCATCTGTAAATGTAGAGATATTAATTAATGCATCTTCAAGTGAAGTTTCATTAAGATCCGCCATAGTGGTTGCTCTATTTGCTAAAGTACCGCCGCCCCCTAGAGGGTGAGCAGTATTGATTAATGATACACCATCACCACCAGCAGTAGAGAACGCATTGTTCAATACAGCCGCAGCTTTGATTTGTTTAGTATTAGCCATAGATCTAGCTAATGCTTTTGTGTATCTAGCACCAAGACGATCATACAAATTATCTTCAACAGCTTCTTCTGTTAGCGCGAATGCTAAAGCAACTGTTTCGTGAGTATAACGAGAAGTATAACCTTCGTTAGCATTGTCAAATCTGACTCCGCTTCCTTCAGCTTTTACTTCAGCATTACCAAACCCAACGATTAAAGTTTCTTCTTCAAACGCTCTATCAGAACTCTCTGTATCAAAGATTTCTGTATGTTCTGCTTCATACCTAGCATACTCCATACCGAATAAGGCATTTAGGCCAGGCTCTAATTCTTTCGCTAATTGCGCTCTATTTATTGCCATTATTAAACTCCTGTAGGATCGACATAGAAATGCTCATTAAACTTAACTATAACATTCACGTTAGCTGAACCTGTAGTACTGTTATCTGGATCAGAGCTAAAGCCCATAATTCTGAAAGTCGCAGTTGTTGCGGCTGTTGTTCCAGATAATTCTACCGCTGACATACCAGTTTTGGTTGAGCCAGAAGTATAAGAAATATCTGCATTTAAGCCAACATCAGTCTGCGCTGGAGAACCTGCGCTCTGAATTTCAAATACAGCATTAGGATCATCTACCACAAACGCTACAATATCGGACGATACAGTTCCATCAGGGTAGTAAGAACTAAAAACAACGTCTCCGCTGCTATCAGTATACTGACAACCCCTAAAGACGCCTACTGATTCATCACCAGCTCCTGCTACTAAAATAGTACCAGTATTAAGCATCTTAACTAAATCGCCTGAAAAAATATTCCCAGAAGCGCCAGAAGCAATTTTATATTCTGTTGTGCCGCCGTTAGCAACACCAGAACCTAATTTACCTACTACTCTTGCTCCAAAGGGTGCATTTTTGTTAGACATAATAAGTCACCTATATTATTTAAAATTAAAAAAAATGATGATCAACTACGTTGACCACCTCCAAAAGTTACTTTGCTTGATCTCTCTGGTTTTAACATCGGAGAGCTTGGGTCAGATTCTCTTAATAAATCGTTATCTACAGCATCTTGCTGAGTGTGCGCACGATTTGCAAAGTAGGAGTTTCTTTCTTCGCGCGTTTCGTTAGGAATCTTAGCCAGCAGCAAACCGCCAACTGAAACTACTCCCGCATGTTTACCGTCATCTAAAGTAGGAAGCTCAAATCCATCTAACTCTTCGGCTCTGACAAGATCGAAACCTTCTCTCATCCTTGAAGTTACATTTTTTCTGTCTTCGCTACCTGCGATTTCAGCTCTGATCCACCTGTAGGTATAACCTTCAGGTGCGGGAGGAGTATCCAACATTGATGGTGGACTCCAGGGTTTGCGAGCAACTTTTTTAGCTCGAGTGTCGGCAGAACGTGGTGTTCTGTTTAAATTTTTTTTATCTTCTGTCATAGTTTTACCTTTTAACATATTTAGCGTACTCGCTTAACGGTACGTTTAATCTTTTAGCCATTTGAACTTCAGATGGAGACAATTTTACTTGTCTTTTGTTAGAGCCTGGATTACCAGCAACTCTTCCAGCTGAAGCCACCTTTTGTTGAGGCTTAGATTTAACAGAAGATTCTGTAAACTTCTGCGGGAACTCTTTACGAATTCTCCTATCGACCTCAGTATAGTACTCTTCTGAACCAACGTCAAAGCCTTCAGCCTCTAACTGATTGTTGATTGCCATAGCACCCATGGTCATTACTTCATCTTGACCAAACCATTCGTTCTTTTCAACCCAAGCCCGCTCTCTTTCTCCTAGCTGAGGAACAGCGTTTTGTTGAGGTTGTTGAACATAATTTTGATAGTTGGTTTGTTGCTCTGCTTGAACATTTTGTTGATATTCTAGTTGAGCTTTTGAAGTAGTTACTTTGTTTTCTTCTACTGCTATTTTTGCTAAAACTTCTTGAGCTTTGGCAACCTTTTCATAATCTGCAACTTCATGCGCATTTTTTAAGGCCGCTAAAGCTTGTGCTTTTTGAGATTTTAGCCTACTTTCTGCTTCTCGTAGATAAGATTTATCTAAGCTTGAAGATCTAGTTTTGAGATGTTGATTTTCTTCTGCAATTCTTTTTGCATACTCATAAGCAGATTCTTGGCCTCTTTCAGCTTCTCTTAATTTTCTAGTAAGCTTACTAATTCGTTTTTGGACTTTTTCAGAATAGTCTTCTAATTCATCTTCTGCCTTTTCTTTTGGCTCTTCAGACACATCTTCAATAGCTTTTTCAGCCTCTTCATCATTTTCTTCTTTTGGCGCTAGATCTGCAATTTTACCGCTAGGTTTTTCTTCTGGTAAATCTACTTCAACAATCTCACCTTCATCAAACATTTCTTCTTTTTTTGCTTCTTCTGACATATTTGCTCCTTATACTGCAAGGATGTCATTAGGATCTAAAATGGTAGCTATCACTTCGTCATCATTAATGATTCTACATTCAGATTCATCACCTAACTTAAAGCGAGCGCCAGCATATCTTCCTATTAACACCCATTGTTTTTCCTGACACCAAGCCTCAGCAAACTTGCTAGAGTCTTTGTAGCAATCAGGACCCATTTTAACAACATACCCTACAACCGTTGCTAGAGATTCTCTGTCAACTGTTGATTGTACTAAGTGGATTCCACCTTCTGTTACTGCCTTACCTTTGTATGGAAGAATAAGTATTCTCCATCCAGTCGGTTGAGGCATTCTTTCTAAAATTGATTTATCTAAAAGAGTAGGATCTAAAACTCTTGCACTTTGCTCTACATAAGGAATTGATCCCTCGGTAGGAGAAGTTTCTTTTTCTTTCTTCTTAGCTTCGTTTTTGGTTTTGGTTTCTTGTTCTATTGCTTTAGCAACATGGTCAGGTACGTGTATCTTCGGCATCTTCTTGTATTTTTCCCAGCAGCTCCCTAAATGAATTTTCTGCGTCAACGAGAGAGCTGTAACGTCCACACAGATACTGATATTGTGCAAAGTCTTTAGCCCCAGCTAAAATAACATCCTTCACACCTTCTTTTTGAGCCTCAAGTTCTTTTAAAAACTTTTGGCTTATCCAAACTACTGACACTTAATAAATGCCAGAAAACTTGCCACCATATTCGGCAGCGCCCATACCTCTAGCTTTACCTTTTCCCATTCCAGGTTTAGGTGTTGTATTGGCATCAAAAGTTCCTGCATCTGTTTTTAAAGGAGCAAGACCTTTATTACTGTACCTAGCTTTATTCTTGGTTACAGTTGGAGTTTTTTGTTGTGATATCTCAGTTCTTTTTATCATGTTGTTTATTATCTTGGTTAAATAAATTATTTGCAAGTTTTTATTTACCTTGCCCTCTATATTTTTTTCGCCGTTGATTTTTATTAGTTCCAGCGCCATCACTTAAACGACTATTGCCGATAGATGTTTTTTTCTTAATACGAGTAATTTTTTCTTTCGTCCAGCTTTTTGGCATTTTGTTTTTTTAACTCTCTTTCTTTAAGTAATAACATCAAGTCATGCCATCGGTACATGCGTTTATTAACGTCATCCCAATACCAACCTTTAACTGTTTTTGTTTCTGGCATCTAACAATTTAAATCTAGCTTGTTGTTCTAATCTTGCTCTAGCAGTTTCATCTCTAAGCTCTGCTATATCTTCTTGCGCATTAATTCTTTCTCTATCAACATTTATTCTTTGTTGCGCTTCTTGCATTTTTCTTTGTTCAGCTGCTAAAAATTGTTGCTGTTCTATAGATAACTCTTGACCTTTTAGAGCAAGTTCTTGTTTTCTAATTGCAACTAATGGATCTTCATCTTGAGGAGATGAAACTTTTTGATTGTACTCTACCAACAACTCAGCAAGTATTGGGGCTGAGAATTGCGCCAGTATGTCGCCTGCTTGAATAGATAAGTTTTGTGCTTCTTCTGGTGATGCTTGTTGAGCCTGTTGTTGTAACTGCTGGAACTGTTGCATAACCTCTGGTGGCATTTGTTGTTCACCCAATATATCTGCCTTCATTTGCAAATGTTGCATGATATGAGAATGTATTAAAGCTTGAACTTGAGCGTTCATTTGAACAGGTGGTGTATTTAACAAAGACATATGAATAGCAATATGTGCATCATGATTTTGTTGTGGGAATGCTTGAGCTTGCTGACCTAATAACAATTGATTATTTTCAAAACCAGCTTCAATAGGAAGTGGATCTGTCGGAGGTGGTGGTGTAAGTATTTGTTCTACGTTATCTACACCAATCGCTGCATACATTCTTTTATAAGCTTCGTAAGTACCGTTAGGCCCATGAACTTGTGGGTTAGATTGTACTAGCTGCATCATTTCTTGCGCCATAGCAATTCTTTGTGACTGACTAAATATATCTGGGTTGGATATAGGGAAGATGTCTACCCTTTGATCAAAGTCAGATAACTTAATTGTTGTTTCATTATTTGCTACTGCATATGGATATTCTTGCGGTAAGTATTCTTTAAATACATTAGCTAATATTTTAAATTCTTTCTTTTGAGAATTATGTAGCCTTTTATGGATAGCCGATAATACTTTGGTAGATCTTTCTAACAAAGCTAATGTAGTTCCTACAGGAGCATTTGGATTACCTTGCCCTGTATTGATTTCTGCAATAGATGCAAATTTTTGACCTGAGTTTACTAGAATGTTTAATAAACTAAGAAGTGTGGCACTTGGTTCTTTAAAAGGTAACGGTTGTATTGAATCTCTAAGAGATCCTCCAGGCGCATCAACATCTCTAAACTCTCCTGGTTGTATAGGAGTATCTTCATCTCTAATTCTAATACCTCTAGTTTTAAAACCAGCAGGTAAGTTTGCTAAAGTTCCTGCATCAATTAACTGTCTCATGATTGAGGTAGATGCTTTAGATAAACCACCAATCATGTGAGTTAAACCAAATCCGTAAAAACCTAAACCAGGTAAGAATTTAAAATGTACAAAGTATTCTATTTTGTTTTTCAGTTCATCATCTTCTTTGTAGTTTCTTCTAACCGATAAGATTTCATTTGAATTAGCATCTATGGTAACGATATAAGGAAGTTTAATTCCAGTCATTTCGCCTTCTTCGTCAACGTCTTCGTAACCGTCAATATCTAAATTACAATGAACTTCGTATAAAACAGATACCTCTCCATCATCGTAAGATGGTTCCATTCCAGAAAGCTTGTCTATTTCTTCTTTAACACCAGAATAGTTTTCTGCGTTATTACCACTTTCTAAATCTATCTTTCTATAAAAACCTACTGCTTGTAATTTTCTAACTTCGTTTTCTGATATTTTTACAACATTAGTAATTCTAGGACAGGTTTCTAAATCGGTTGTGTAGTAAGGAACAATTAAATCTTCAGGCGCAATAAACTTAGATACAGCTCTACCTAAACTTTCATCATAATAAACTTTCTTAAATGCAGACCCTGCTAGTGGTAAATAAAATAATAGTTGGTCTAATTCTTGATCGAACTCTTCCATTACATGAGTAATTTGATAGTTCATAAATTCTTTAACTCTTTGTGCCTGTTCTTCTATTAAAGAATCATAAGCTCCTATTACTTGAGTTTTAACTGGACCACCTGACGGCAAAAGTTCTTTGTAAGCTTGAGCTTGGAAGGTTGTTACAGCTTCACCTAATAATGGATGTATTACACCAGATGCACCTGCAAAAGGTTCAGATCTTTCAGCATCAAACTTCATGCCTAAATATTTCAATCCATCAGTATAAGTTTTTTCCCAATCTTCTCTTGAGGCTTTATCTTTCTCAATACCAGCCATTAACTCATTTGATATATTTGCTAGTTGTTGATCGTCTAAGATTTCAGCTAAGTTTTCGTCAAAGCCTGTTTCTACTTCTTCGGTCATGGTTTCGCCTAAAATAGCGCTACCATCTTCTTGCATTTCAAAACCTTCGGTTCCTGATTCCATAATTGCTTCAATAGCAACTTTCATGTTTTCTTGACCAAGCGGCACTTGATTATCTTCGTTTAAAACCGTTGGATTAATTTCTTTTTCTATTGCCATTAGTGTAGTACTCTTTTTTCTTCTTTCTCAATTATAGAGCTTGGGAATGCATCAACCAAAGTGCCAACAATTTTTAAATTAAAACGTGTAGCTTCTTTTTCTGCTTGACTCCAGTTTTCTGAAATAATGCATGGGCCACAAAATGTTGTACCTTCATCCTCATATTCTGTAAGAAATATTAATAACATCTTAATAGTATACCCTCTTTACTGGCGCTTTCTCTCTATCTTCGTAATCATCCCCAAGAGAAACTAAACCACCTTCTCTAAATCTCATTAAAGCTTGAGTCATAGTATCGCATAGGTCATCATTTTTACCAAAGGGAAATGAAGCACATTCCTCTATCATTTCTTCTGCAAATTTTCTTTCGGGTGCATAAACTAAACCAGACTCAAAGATAGGTGCAACTGAGTGCATTCTTGTAGATTTGTCATGTCCTCTGGTTGGAGAGTAATTAACGACAGGTATACCTAATCTTCTGAGTTCGTGAGTTAAGGGAGTACCCGAAGCTTTTGCCTCAATCAATACCATATCAGGTTCCCAATATTGATATTCTTCGTAAGCTACTCTTTTCAATTCTGGAAAATCCCAACGATCTTTCTGCGCATCTAATAATATGATGCAATCAGGAGAATCGGGTGTAGGTTTAAATACACCCCACGTTGAAATAGCTGAATAGTCTGCTGTTTCTTTTTTACTAAAAGCCGTATCGTAACTTTGAATAATATAACTTACTGGAGGCAAAGCTTCGCTTTCCCAAGCATTCCACCACTCTCTTTTGACAATAGAGCCTTCTTCAGAGGTAGGTGTTTGCATCCATTGTGCATTCCATTTTTGCACAGGTAAAGAAGCTTTTACTTTTTCTAATTCTTCTATAGACCAGAACTCGGGCCATAAAGGATTGTTTGTTTCAGGAAAAATAGCTGGAAACTCTACAACCTCCCATTGGTCAGCTGAAGATTCTTTTTGTGATTCTAGCAACTTAGCCGTTAGATCAATTGAACTCCAACGCGTCATAACAAGAATGATAGCTCCACCAGGCTGCAAACGCTGCCTAGGTCCAGAGGTGTACCATTCCCAACAGGCTTCCATAGCCGTAGGACTCAAAGCGTCTTGCTCTGAATGGGGGTCATCAATAATGAGTAGATCCGCACCTCGACCTGTAATAGCTCCTCCTACACCTGCGGCAAAGTATTCTCCGCCTTTGTCAGTTTCCCAACGACCCGCTGATTTAGAGTCTGCTCGTAGTTCTACTTTAGGAAAGATCTGTTTGTATTCTTCAGCATCCATCATGTTACGAACTTTACGACCAAACCTTACAGCTAACTCACCTGTATGAGTTGTCTGCATAATTTTTCTTCTTGGCTGCTTACCCATAATCCAAGCTGGAAAATAAGTAGAACAAAATTCAGACTTGGTGTGACGAGGAGGCATGTTAATAATAAGTCTGTTGCATTTACCATTTGCAACGTCCTCTAACTTTTCTGCAAATATTTTATGATGACGGCCACAAATAAACTCAGGCCACATGTGATTAATAAACTCTAAGAATGTTTCTTGACAACCTTGTTGTTTTTTTAATAACTCAAGACGTTCTTTGAGTATAAGTGTTTCTTTAATCTCTTGATCAGAAAGATGTGCTAGGTTCAAAAGTTTTTACCAAATTTTAAATTAAACTCTGGGCCTCTTTGTGAGTTAAGCCCTAGTCCAGCATTAACAAAATATCCCGTATTTGGGTTGTTGTACATATAATCCAGTTGTCCTTTAGCGTTTAATAGATTATCAACTACAGCTCTCGCTTGAATGGTTTGAGCGTTACCAACAGACATACTGGGTAAGTTATAACTTACAGATCCTGTTGCGTCTCTTCCAGATGTTTTTCCTGCTTGTATTGAAAATGGCCCTATATCTTGGTTATATTTAATTTTATCTTGCGTATCTCCTAGCTCATTTATTTCAGATTGCAAATCTATATTTCCATATTTTCCTCTATTTGAATACCTAAGATTTAAATCTCCTGTAAAGTCTCCATCATCTGATTTGTATGCATCTAAAGTTACGTTAGTGTTTGGAGCTACATTAAATATTTTATCAAAGTTTGTTCCGTAATTATCTCTTCTTACATCAACAGGTAGATTTAAATCATCTAACAAACTATTAATAGAATTAGTTGAAAATTTTCTTGCTCTGTTTTCAATATTAGCTCCAGGATCATCTGATTTATAAATATCCATTAAGTCATCTTTGTATTTAAAATCAAGTTGATTAGAAAAATTTTTTTCTATAAAATCTTGAAAATCGTTTGTAATTGCTGTTCCATAAATATCTTTTAAAATATTATCTATTTCTTCGCCTGCATCTAATCTTCTTGCAGTTTCTTCTGACTTACTTTCATCTACAGGGCCACCTGTATTGTAACTTTTAGGATCATACAATTCTGAAATACGTTTTATTCTATCTTCAGTCGATTTAATATCTCTGTTGTATCTATTCAATCTTTCAGCGTATTTATTAAGTTGAGTAGCACTATTGTTTTCAACATAGTTTTGTTTTTCTTTATGTAAAGATTTTAATTTTTTTATTAATGGAGCTGTATGTTTTCTTACTGCTTGCGCTCTTTGCAAAGGATTCATAGAAAGTGTTGCCATAGCTAACAGTATAGCTTGGCTTTCAGCTCCTTCAGATCCAACTGGACTGGTGCCAACTTCTTTGATTAAAGTATCTAAATCATTTGGCTTTATAGATCCAACGTCAGGTGGGTTTGGCAATATCGTTTTATTTAATTCATTCAAGGATTCTTGTATACCTACAGGCCCTCCAAATCTAAATGCATCAATACCTTTTTCTTTAACCAGCTTTCTTATCTCGTCATCAATCTTAACGTAGGTGCCATCAAATTTATTTTCAGGCCCCTTAAACTCTATATCTTTAGGTTTTAAAACATAATCTTTAGGATTTACACCAAGTTCTTTGAGCATTTTATCTATTTCATTTTCGCCTTCTTTGAAAACTCCTTGTAGTAATTTATTGTCTCGACCACCTTCTTTGCCCAATCTTTTTGCGGCTGAATCAAAATACATACCATCTTTGCCTTCTTCTACAGCTTTCAAAAAGTTAGCTCTTAAAGGCAATTTCATGTAGTTGGTTCTAGTGCCTTTTGCATAAGGATCAATAGGGTAGCCTTTTAAAAAATTTGTTTTTGGTTTTATGGCTTCTTTAAGTATTTTTACTCCGTTGCCAATATCAAACGTCATTTCATCATTATTTACAACTTCCTCAAAATATCTTAAAGCTCTGTCTTCTGGTGTTCCTGGACCATACTTTTGTCTTACAGCAGGAGAGCCAGGTTTAATCGTTTCTAACTCATAAAATATTTCATCCAAACTTTTGCCAAGCGATTCGGTAAATTTTTTACCTGTTGCATCTTCTAAATCTTTTGTAGTTAAATTATATTTTTCAATCTTGTCTATATTTGGAGTTATTTTTTCATCCAGCAAATTATCTTTTTGCTTTTTGATGTTTTCTAATTCATCCAAATCGTCAGCCAAAGAAGGAGAGTCTAAAGTTAATCCTTTTTCTTTTTGTATGTTTTTTATTTCATCTTGTTTTTTTACTTGCGCTCTAACTAATTTATTTACCTCTGGATAAAATCTGTTGTATTCATACAAACTTTTTTTCAAAGCAGCTACTTTCTTCCTATCAAGATATGGAGTTACAGGTACATCCTTTTGTGCTTGTGTAACAGCTTTTTTTAATTCTTCAAAAACTTCAAGAGGTAACTTTTCATCTATATTTTCTGTTGTATAATTACGGGCTTTAAACCCTGTTACACCTTCTTTTTCAGCATCTTGAATAAATTTTGTACGAAGCTCTTCAGGAGATTTAATTTGAGGATATTTTCTTGCAGTTTTAATAGCAAAGCCAAAATTATCTTCTAATGTATTTCTTACAAAATTTCCTGCAACAGTATCGTAAGATAAAATATCAACTATATTAGCTATTTGACTTTCAGCGTTGCTTTTTGCAAGCTGACCTACTTCCTCTCCATAATCAGATTGAATTCTAGCTACGTTTAAAAGATTGTCTCCGCCGATAAATTCTTTAACATCTTTTAATTCAGGAACATCTGTTAATTTTAATTCTGTTGTACTATCAAAAACAAAATGGTCTTTGTGAGGTTTGTCTTGATAGTGATCATACTGTTTTCTATCTATACCCCTTACATGAAAAGTATTTTCTTTAATATTTTTAAACTCATCTCCTAGCTCTTTTACTTGTCTTGCGTATTGATTACTGCTGACCAACCTTTTGCTTATGGCTCCTTGTTGATTAGCTTTTATATAGTTAGCTAATCTTTGTCGAGTTATTTTATCTAAAGGGTTTCTAGATTGTATTTCTTCAATAAGTTTTGGATGTATTTCATCTGCTTCGTCTAGTATGTTTAACAACCTTAACTCACCTTTAGGCACACCAGCTTTCTCTAATTCATTTATGTAAGTTACTAATTTAGCTTGATTGGGTAATTTTTTACTTGTATTAATAAATTTAGCAGCTTTGGATGTTAGGCCTTGGTTGTTAACTTTTGTGCCTGTATACATCATTTCTTCTAAAGACAAGGGTTTAAATTCTTCTACTTTAGGTACAGGTACATCTTTGACAGCCTCTTCTACAACTTCAGCTGTTTCTGTTTTTATGGGTACGACTGGAGTATCGACAATAGGGTCTATTGCTTTTGCAGCTTTAGCACCACGAAAAAGTCTAAATAACGGTAATAAACTAATAGCACTAAGACCAGATAAACCGTAATTTCCTAGTGCGCCAAGAAAGTCTTTTTCAGCTACATTTTTTGCGCCTCTAGCACCAAACTCACCTACTTCATAAACTGCAAGTGCGTCTCCGATTCCAGGAGATACACTAATCGCTAATTGATCTACAAATGGAAGTTCCTCAAAATCACGATAAGCCTCGCGAATGTTACCTTCGGATGCTGCCTTTTTGAGGTTCTCTAGTACTTCTGCTCTGTTTGCCATTAAAGTAATTCAGGTTGATAGCCTTCTAGCTGTTTTAATATTTTTTCTTCGTTAATGCTCAATTCTTTAAATTTATCGCTAGATTTTTTCATGAGTTTTCTGCCTGCAAGTTCTCCCACTCTATCTTCGGCTTGCCCTCTTTTAAAATCTACTTGAGCTTGACGTTTTCTTTGTCTAATTCTTTGTAAGGAATCATACAATCTTTTAGCTTTTTTTGCAGATAATCCTACTTTGATAAAAGGACCCCCTGCTAAGGCTGCATAATCTACTGGGTCTGTTGGATCAAAAAAGATATCGGTAACATCTTTAACTGAAATGGATTCTTCTGAGGGGCTATCTAGTTTTTTTTTTCGAGATCTGAAAGTATATCGTCAAGAGAATCTCTATCCATATTAGATATGGTTCTTCCTCTTCCAGCTTCTATCATTCTATCGACTCTTGGATTCATACTATTCATAATATTAATTCTTTGTGCATCAGCATCATTAATTTGATCCACGATCATGTCGTATGATTGTCTATCGTTGTTTGCTAATGCTTCTTGAAGTTGGTTTTCTAATATCCCAATTCTTGTTTCTATACCAAATATTTGTTGTTGTGGGTCTGAATTAAGAAAATCAACCATATTTGCATCTCTGCCTTCTGCCATCATCATTCTTGGTGGACCTTGCATTTGATTCATTACAGGAGGTGCCATTCTTTCCTCTGGCATAACAGGCATTTGAGTTGGAATTTGTAAATTTCTCATATCTTCTGGAGATATTTGAGGCATTTGACTAAAATCCATATCTCTAGGCATAGGCTGACCAAAGATGGTTGGGTTTAAAGAAGGTACGTTACTAACTAGCATTCTTTCTGGTATGGGTTGAGGCATTCGCATTGGTTGATTTCTTAATTTTTCTTGCAATCTACGAAACAAACCACTTAATCCTGTAATTTTTTGGGGTCTTTGAGGCATTCTAAAATCAGAACCCATATTGCCTCTAGGTCCAGCAAATGAATCTCTTACCATCCTTTCCATATTTTCTCTGCTACCGTACTTAGAAATTACATTTCTTTCATTTTCTATTGCTTTGTTTCTTTCGTATTCTGCTTTTCTAGCGATTTGTTCAGGGGTTAACGGCATTTCACCAATAGGTCTTGGGACTTGGGTAGCCATAGGCATGACAGGTGCTTTTTGCTGTTTTATTGCTTTTCTTAAATTTTTGAAGAGTCCCATTTGAAAATAATATATTAATTAGATGGTAAAACCAAGTGCGCCTTCACCCATTCCAAACATTTCTTCTGCCATTTCTAACTCTTCAAGAGTCATACCGATTTGCTGGAGGAATTGTTCTATTTGTTCTTCGGTAGCACCCTCAGCCATCATTTGTTCTACAATTCTCATAATTTGCATGAGGGCTTCCTTAGCCTCGGCTTTTTCTTGCTCACTCAAGCTATCAATTTGTTGTTGTAATTCGTTAGGTAAAGTTGGGCCTGCTGGAGTCCCTTGCATCATTTGTTGGTCTGGCATCATTACAGGTGCAACGTCCATACCCATCATATCTTCATCCATAATTCTATCCTTAGTGGTTGTCGGCAGATCTTATCCTTGGGGGAAATAAAGGAGATATAAATCTTTAGATCTGCCTAAACCGATTTTACAATAATTCGATTGTACCACCTGTTTTGATGAAATGTAAAAAAAATGAAATTTGTTTGAGAGAGATCTTGTCCTTGTGTGTGTCTCTACTGGTCTAGCCAATTTTTGCCTCCCCCCCCTTTGCCTGACCCGATTACCGATCCGATTTGCCTGACAAATAGAGTCCCATAAAAAAGGGGGCGTGATGCCCCCTAATTCCTCCAAGGTTTTTTTAGTTGATGTTATCGGGATTGCCAAGTGGCGGAACTAAAGTCATGCCGATCTGTTCAGCTGTCGGCTGACCCATTAACTCTCGCATCTCAGAGTTAATGCCACCATTTGAAATGATGTGCTGACCATTAATGATGAGACTATTACAAGCTGTCTCGATTGCTTTGCCAACGACTTGTTGACCTGTCTCATCATATAAGTTTATTTCTATCTTCATATTGACCTCCTAATAGTCATTTATTTAATTAAGTTAATTTAAACACTTTGGATACATCTTGTCAACAACTATTTTAACTTATTTTTCATACCAGCTTTGGCGAACCCTGGCTGCAAAACGCCAGACCTCCTGGGCTGCGTGAAGCCTCTTGTGTGTGTTAAGGTACCTGCCAGCTGGGCAGCCCGACCCGAAACTGATACTCAGCCCCGATCCCGACCGCCCATTAGGAACACCAGCAGGTAAAGAAAAATAGTTAGTTCAAGCACTTATACATCTCTTCCCAGTAATCATCGATATACTCGTAATCCCAGATTCTAAAGCTGCATTTGTCCGAACCCCAAAACCCCTGGATTTCTCCTTCAAAGGTATCAACCCATACGGTAGGACCGCCTCCCGCTATCATCAGCCTTGCGCCCAGGTATTCCCCGCTCCCGTCTATTATGTAACGAATGCTGTAGGCCTCATAATGATCTTCTTCATCACCATAATTCAAAGGATAAAATCTCATGTCTCCAGCTCTTGCTTCTTTGGCATAGCTTTCGCACATGTCTCGCAGTTCTTTTTCGCAGTCACTCATGCTACCGCCCCCCACTGTTCAGCCATCGCTCGCGCTAACCCTTTATGGAACTTGCTTCTAAACTTCCAACGATCGGGACCAGGACTGGCAAGATGAATATCATGTCGTGCCGTTTCTCTAGACAGGTCGCTCGTCTTCTGTAACAGCGGTAAGTTCTTCAACCAAAGGCAGGTGCGTTTGCTTACGTTGTCTTCAGCCTCAACCGAGTCAGCGAACTCGTAGGGTTGGACGCTCTGCGCAAACGGCTTGAAGTTTTCTATTCTGGCCTTCGCATGCTTATGCATGATGGGGTTTTCAATTGCGATCCGCGGCACGTCTGCGTTCCAAAGATCCGAAAAGAGAGCCGCACCTTCATCCAGCTCTTCCCACATCTCTTGGACAGTTTTACCAGGAGGTGCTTTGTGCAACCAACGCACACCAGAGTTACAAAGCCTGGTGCAGGGTGGATGGGCCACCATTAATAGATCCCAAGCTTCCATCTTTAAAACATTTCTAATGTCGTCTTGGATGTGACGGTTGGTCTGATCATCCGCTGGGAGTATGTCGCAGCTCCAAGCGTCATGACCGTTATCAATAAAAGCGTTTCTAACGATTCCGCTAGTCTCGCATCCAATTAGTATTTTCATCTTCTTCTCCTAAATAAGTTAATGAGCTTTTAATATAACTGACTGGTTACATCTTGTCAACTATTAATTTAAAGATCTTTCTGAACAGAAGTTAGACTGGCCAGAGCTGCTGCGGGCCTCACTTGTGTTTGTCTTGTGTGTTTCTCCTAGCCTCGCAGAGCTGGTTGACGCATTTAGATCCCCGATTTAGATCCCCGACTACCTGCTTTTTTTCCAAAAAAAACCCCTCGTAAAAGAGGGGCTTAGAATAGTTAGAGATCTATTAATCTAACAAAACCATATAGGCTTCTGGTTCATGTTCTATAAACCAATCAATACCTTTTCTGACAATCTCCCAATCTGGATTAGGCATGACTTGCATCCCCATAATGGTATCGTAAACAGCTACCGCATCTGGCGGGATTGTGCATGATGCACCACCAAAGATGTTCTTCACCTCTTGCGGTTCTTTGTCTAAGATCTCGCACTTAAAAGGTAAGGTTCTTTCTTTTATTTCTTCTGTCATTATTTTCTCCTAAATTAATTAATGAAGTTCTAATATAACTAATTGGTTACAACCTGTCAACTACTAATTATAGATCTATTTCATCCTCTCCTGGACAGGGCTAAAACCCCGTTGGTGTGTTTGTGTTTGTGTGTATCTTATGTGTGTGTAATCTGCTTTGCCAAATCCAAAAGCCCGACCCCGATTCCCCGACAAAAAAAAGCCCGAAATTAATCGGGCTATTTTAGTTTTCAAAGTCAACCAAACTCCCTACTCAACTTTATACTCATACTCTAGGGACTGATGAGTTTTAATAATTAATTCATAAGCTCACCTCTTGCTCTAAAATTTTCATCATATCTTCGACAGTCTCTGCCCCCACTTGAGCAATCAAGATCGCATTACATAAAGAGTTTTGAACACTCCAAGAACTCTCCAAATTTAAACGATAATCTGAATTTTGATTATTGCGATAATCATAATGATCGCTTAACGAAAAATACTCAGAAGGATTGGCTTGATTAAAGTCATTAATCTCTTTAGCAATAGCCACATTTAGCTTTTCACTTTCTTTGAGTATTTTGTTTCTTTCTGCTTTTAACTTTGTCAGCTTTTTATAAGTAGCAGTTTTTTTAAAAGCCTCATTTTTGGTAATCATTTGAGATTCCATTCTTCTATAGAACTTGTTAGCTATCGCTTCTCGTTCTTGTTTATTGGTTTTCATTTGTATATACCTCCTAAAAGTATGTTGTTTAAATGAACCATAAGTATAACACAATATGTATACAGTTTGTAAACTATTTAAGTAAGTATTTTTCTTCTGCTAACGGCGTTCCAGCTCAGATCCTAAAGACGGCAGAACCCCCAGAGATCCTCCTGTTGTGTTATCATGTGTTATGCCTTGCAGAAATCCCGAACCCCGACACCCGATTAGAATACCCCGACCCGACCCGAATGATTTATCAACCTTTCAAGACCATCAACGGCGTCTCCTGGAAGGATCTGGAAGTTCTGTTGTGTTGTGTTATGTGTAGCAATACACCCCTCATTTAATATTCTTTAGCTTAACCCGACCCGACCCGATTTTTTCCTAGCTTTTTTGTGGGGGAGAGAGGGAGAGAGAGGGGGGATGCGATTAACTTTCGAATTCCTCGCATATGCGTAAATATAACTATAAAAAATAATTACATTTTGTATAACAAAACACTTGCATATATTGGATACATTTAGTAGTATTAAAGAGTGATAAATATTTTAACCCTCAAACTTTTAGGAGAGTAATTATGGGAACAAGAAGTAATATAGCGTATCAAAAACCAAGTGGAAAAGTTGTAGTGATGTATTGTCATTATGACGGCTACCCAGAATATAACGGCAAGATACTTTATAACCACTACAACAATCGATCTAAGGCTCATGCTTTAGTAGACAACGGCTATCAGTCTAGTCTTAAAGAAACAATAATAGAATCAAACGAGGGCAGAGTTCATCAAGACCCACCTCAAACATTTCATTCTATTCACGCTTTCTTAATGAATGTGCAGTTCGATATTGAATGGATTTACCTATTCAAAAACAACTCTTGGTATGTAGCTGAAACCAAGATGATTAAAATGCCTAATGGCAGATATGATCTTGCAACTTTACATGACAAAGATTTTACACCTCTTTGGGCATACTTCACAAAGTATAATATTGCCGTAGGTGATCAGTCATGAAATATAAATTTAAAGAACGCAACAAGTTTAAACATATCAGAAGAAACATTTTTGATATACCTACAGGGGAGTTAGATACTCCCCTAACCAACGGACATCAAGTCTTAGAGTTTCTTTTAAGTGTAGCCAATAAAGAACGCTACAAATTCAAAGCTAGAGGTAGAGGTAGCCGTAAGTTTTATGGTAATAGCCAAGACCTACCACTAGAACACGCTGAAAAGATAGCGCTTTATCACTCTACAAAAAATAATATTGCAGAGAAAGAACATCAAGAATACAGACGATCTAAGTCAGCTTGGGAGATAAGTTATAAACTCAGACAAATTAAAGATGCGATTGAGATGCATAACAATTCTTTTGACAACGACTTAGAAATTAATTTAGAGGTAAACGAAAATGACAGTTGAAAATAAATTAACTATGCATGAGTTATGTAAAAGAATAGACAACGAGTTTGAAGATGTTGATCTATCCATTCATGACAGTCCAACCAAAGGAACTGTAGCAGTCATATATTTTTATGAAGATAAACTAGAGGTACACGAAGATGAATGATTATACAGTAGTGATTAAAGTTAGGATACCTGAATGTAAAGATAAACAAGAAGCTATTGATTTTGTAGCAGATAATATTGGTTTATCAGAATTTAATTTAGAAATAGATGTTATGGAGAACGAAGATGAATAACCCCAAATACAATTATGCAGTTGTGAGAACGATTACATCTACTAGATTGATTCATGCTAAAGATGAGAATGATCTTTTGCAATTAAAATCCGAAGGAACGATTGATGAAGAATTATCTTTAAGTAAAGAGTATGAAGAATATACTTTTTACAAAATCAATAGTAATGGAGAAAGAGTGGAACTGTTAGAAAAAGATATTATTAATTTAAAGGAGACCGAAGATGAGTAAAGTATATGTCGTTGTAGATGAATTTTATGGAACTATTGCTGATGTAAATGTTTATAAAAATAAACCTAAGAATCTTAAAACAATTAGCGAAGATGAAAGTCAAAGATGTTTTGAGTTAGAAATTAAGGATAGTAATGATGAGTGAAGAAATGATAATGACTTGGCTAAACTATTACGAATGTCCAAGATGTAAATATATTTGGGAAGATCAATGGGATTGCCAAGTAGATGATGATTGCCCTAGTTGTGGGTGTAGGCATATCTCACCTTATGAAAGTGTTGACATATAGATGAGGACTAATCCTCGTCCTCGTCTTTTACTTCCTCTGGTATAGGTCTAGCTTTGCTCGGTTTCTTAACAATGGTTTCTTCAACAATTTCCCCGACTTCTATTTCCCCCGATCCCGACCTATCCTCAATCTCAATTCCCGACTTATGTTCAATAGCTTGTTTCCCGAGTAAATCGGCTAGGCGTCTTTCAACTTCATCCCGACTCATTTGATCTACCTTGCCATGCAATACTTCCCGACGATCAACAATAAGTCCCCCGACTTTCAAAAGTAAATTCTGCGCGTTAATCGCCGCTGTAAAATTACCTGCACTCCAGGCGTCATCTCTTAGCTTATACAAATCCTCGACTGCGTTATCATGCGTAAGCTCAAACTTTTTTTTCGCTTCCGCCATCAATCTTTCATATTCTCTATACACGTGCTGATACTTTCCATTTGGGCCCATATACCGACTAACAACCTTTGGATTCTTAAAGCCTGCCTTCTTAGCCGCTTCTGCAAAAGTCAGCGTAGGATCGTTGACTGCGTTCCAGACTAACAAACGCTGTCGCTTGGTTAGATTCTTTTCGTTATGATTCATATACTCAACAGGCATATCTTCTGCATCTGCAAGTGTAGGTTCAATCTTCACTTTCTGTCTGATCCTCGATTCGTCCTTGCTCATCTTTCACCTTATAGCTAATTAATCGTCCGTTAAAATACCTGACTAATTCTACTACATCTGGTCTTTCAAGCAAATCTATAACTTCTTGAGGTAAAACCTCCCGACATTTTTTTACTAATTTATACATATCTTCTCCTACTTTTGTCAGAGCTCTTGACAAAACTCTGACAAAACTATCAGTACCTCTCAAACCCCTACTAATACAATAAATAATTATATATATATTATTATATTTATACCTATATATATACTTTTGTCATACTTTTCTTTACCTACCCTTTTCTTTTACGATTATGAGGTAAATATGAGGGTTATTTTAAGGGTATCCTGACAAAATGACAAAACGCCTAAAGTGCATTCTTATCACGTTTTTAGCTGTCAGAGACTTCTGACACTCTGACAAAACTACGCCAAATATAGCCAAAATCGACCCAAAAGGGGGTACTTTTGTCAGAAAAAGCTGACAAAACTATTCGGGGTCTTTTTCTTCTGTTAAGAACTCGGGGGTAAAGATAATTTCTTTTTCTAAACCAAACTCTGCGTTGAGGATATCGTCGATTTTTCTCACGCCTTCTTCGACCGATTGCGCGTAATTGAGAGTTTCGGTTACGCCGTAAGTAAAGATAAGTAAGGCGGTAAACTCTGCGTCAGCTCCCCTAGAGATAAAATCTTCAAAAAGAGTATCGAGTCTGCGTCGACCTTCCTCGATGGTGGGTGGGCCTTTTTCCATTTTTACTATCTTCATATCTAAAGTGTAGCCTATAAATCTTCGTATGGGTATAACCAGATGGGGGTGTTCTCCCCAACGTAGGTGAGATGTTCTCGTTGCAGAACTACATCTCAAAGTTCCTGGAGACAGGAATGAATAAACCCTGCCGCAACTGCACTTCTATTGTTTATACAAGCCGAATGACTGCCTGTTCGCGATTAGTAATACGTACGCTAATACGTAGGCTCTTCTTGCGAGCTTACATACCCATCCCAATAATCTTCTAATAAACTTGGCGTGTATAAAATATTTAGCTTTCGCATTTCTTTTACAAACTTTTCAAACGAATCGCAAGAAGCTGAAACACATTCAGCATCTTCTTGCATCCCTATTAAGAAATCTCCAATTCTACTCATATCTTCTCCTATATCTTTTTAGTGTAGCTGTTGCTACTGATTATCTCTGCAAACTGCACGTTGATAACTTTGTGCAACTTACCCTCTAACAAGAAAGCTTGACGTTCAAACTCCTCTTGTTCTTTTGTTGTCATCTTATTCCAATCGGGTATAACATCCTCTGGATTCTTGACAACTTGATCGACCCAAGCAATAACCACGTCAGACAATTCATGTTTGACTTTGGTTTTGGCCGTAACCTTTTTGCCTTGGTATTCAATCATTTAGTGAGTCTTAACTTTTCTCTTTTCGACTTCAGCTAAATTATTAATCATGTCAACCAAACGATCCTTGTCAGCTTCTATTTGCTGCAAGCTTGCATCTGAGTTAGAAATCTCAAGACTAGCGGACTGTAAATAAATTTTAACTATTTGACATACCATTTGTTGTAAGTAATCTCTGGTGTGGTCTACGTAGTCTGACATCTTTTTATCTATCGTCATTTATGTTCTCCAAAATAAATATACCCTTAGTATATCAAAAGGTGTTTACAAAGCAACTTAAATTTTATAATATTAACAAAACAATTAATCGAGGAGAAGATTATGCCAATGACAGAAATAGATTTTATAAGGGAAGGTTTGAAAGCTTTACAGCCAGGATTACCAGCTCCCAAGTACAGCGACGAAGTGCAAGATGATATGCAATCAACTGAAAGGTTGCGTAAATTTGTTGAGTACATTCGTCAACATCATCCAGCTTTATTTGAGCATGCTTATAAGGAAGCATCTAAATAATGCTTGAGTTTCTTTTATGGGTTTTAGGAATAATAGCCGCTTACGCTGTAGGCGGCTTACTTTATTTGCTTTGGTGGATGAATAGAAATTTATGAAAGAGCTAAGAAAAGAACGAGAGGTTTTAGTTGGAGCGACTTTCTATGTTGACAAGGTAGACCCTAACGCTGAAAACTTGCCAGACTTATTAAGAGATAAGTTTGAGCAAGAGGTTGATAGAAACAAAATATTTTTTAGTATTTGTATTCCAGGGGACAACAGCAAAGTAGATTTAAAAAAACTAGTAGAAGAAAACAACGACTTAAGATATCAAATTAAATTTTGGCAAGAGTTATATTTAAAAGCAATACAACAAGGATAAACAACAATGGCAAAAACGTGGGCTACAGAAAAAATACAAAGTATTAAAAAGAAAACATCTATTGGCGATTCAAGACTTAGCAATGGGTCTGGAACAAACAAACGCAAGACGCGTAAAAAATATAGAGGTCAAGGCAAGTGAGCGCAGTAAATTATCCATGCGGTTGGTTTGACGCAGAACAATTACCAGGGGGATCAGAAGATAATGACTCAGTATAAAAAAAGTGTAGAGAAACAAAGAAAGAAACTTCAAGCCGAAGAAGACGACAAAAAAATAGTTTGGTACGAATATCAAAGAGGTGCTGGAGAACATTTTAGAAAAATAAAATATGCGAGCGGCAAAGAAGTCAAAACTGATTTTAAAAATGAAGAGCAAAAAAAATAAAACAATAAATAAGCTGGATCGAATAATGAAATCTGGCAAGTTATCTAAAGTTATAAATAAATTTATTCCCAAAAAGAAAAAAAAATAAATGCCTTTAAGAGATTACCAACAAGAAGCTTTGGATGCGCTAGAAAACTATATTGCTATAGAAGACGGCAATCCTTTAGTTGTTATGCCAACAGGTTCTGGTAAGTCTCATGTGATTGCAGACTTTGTGCTGCATATGAACGAGCAGAAGAAACAAAAAACTTTAATTGTTTCGCACGTTAAAGAAATACTTTTTCAAAATTACGAAAAGCTACAAAACGCTTGGCCTTATGGAGATATAGGTTTGTATGGCAACAGCTTAGGAAGCAGAGATACAGATAACGATATTATCTATGCTCAGCTTCAATCAGTTTGGAACAAGGTAGATCAACTGCCCTTATTCGATCTCCTCGCTATTGATGAAGCGCATCTTGTTCCAAAAGACGGCGAGGGAATGTATCGTTCCCTCGTTGTCGCCCTTAAAGAACGTAATCCAAACTTACGCGTGGTCGGGTTTACTGCTACCCCGTATCGACTTAACTCTGGCATGTTGACTGAAGGTGAGGGATCTATTTTTGATGATGTCGCAATAGACTTTGGAAGCGGTGATAACTTTATTCGGTTGATTGAAGATGGCTACCTATCACCTCTTGTAACTAAATGTATGGATACTGAATACGAATTAGATGATGTGGGTATAAGGGGTGGAGAGTTTATTCAAACAGACTTGCAAGCCAAGATGAACGATAGCGGTAGAACCAACAAAGCCATACAAGAAGTTTTAATTAAAGGCGCAAACAGAAAACAATGGCTTATATTCTGCGCTGGTATTAATCATGCAAAAATGGTTAGCAGTATTTTAAACTCAAACAATATAACCTCTCGCGTGGTAACAGGAGATACAAGCCCAACAGAAAGAGATCAACTAATAATTGACTACAAAGCTGGTAAGATCAGAGCTTTGGTTAATTGTGATGTATTGACAACAGGATTTGATGCGCCGAATACAGATTTAATTATAATGCTGCGTCCTACACATTCACCAGGCTTATATGTACAAATGATGGGTCGGGGCATGCGTATAGCAGAAGGCAAGAAAGATTGTTTGATTCTAGACTTTGCTAAGAATATTGAACGTCATGGTCCTATCAATCAAATAGCACCCAATCAAAAAGGCAAACGTAAAAGAACGGGTCAAGCGCTTGTTAAGAGCTGTCCAGAATGTCAATCGTATGTGCCTAAAGCTGTAACCACCTGTCCAGATTGTGGCTATGTCTACCCTATGCGTAAGCTAGAGTTAGATTTGGTTGCATCTAAGTTAGATATTATTTCTAATACAGCTAAAAAAGAACGCTACGATACCAAGGTTATCAGCATGTGGTTTGGTAATCATCAGAAACAAGGTAAGCCTTTACCTGTATTAAAAGTCAGCTACAAGACGCCCAATAAAATTATTAGTGAATACATCTGTTTTGAGCACTCAGGCTATGCAAGAGAGAAAGCTGTGGCTTGGTGGAACAAAATGGTAAGTGGTGATAGCTTACGCAGATCGCCGCCCGCTACAGTAGACGAAGCCTTGTTTAGACAAACTGAAGTCAATAAGCCAGATTTAATTAAAGTCGATTATTCGGGTAAGTTCCCCAATATCGTCAATCATATGTATGCAGATAGGTAAGCCAACACGTTGTTATCCATTTAGAAAAGAGACGGGAGATTTTATGTTTATTCCCTATGACTATACAGAAGCAGAATTAAAATATGTTGGCGGTGGTAGAGATTGTTTAGAACAAATAGAAGATTTTTGGGATTCAATAGGAAACCCTATGTATAACAAGCGACTGTCTTTTGAAGACAACATGCTAAACTTATACAACAAGTTGCGGTATTGGCCTAAGCCAATGCTAAATGATAGTGTCGTGCAAACGATGATTTTGGAGTATGAATATGATAATAGAAGAACTAAAAGAATTTGAGTCTGAGCAAAAGGGCGACACCCTGGTGTTCTCAGATATACCTAACCCTGTCTACCATGCAGGGGTCGGAGTAAGCAGCAGTAAGATTAGAGCCTTTGGCAAATCGCAACTGCATGCGGTAGAGAGAGTCCAAGAGACAACTCCTGCTATGAACTTTGGTACAGCTGCCCATGCTTTGCTGGTAGAGGGTGAAGAAGCCTTTAATCAAACAGTTGCAGTTGTTATGGGTTCTCCTTATACCAATGCTAACAAAGATCTTAAAAGAGAATATGAAGAGCGCGGCCTAACAGTTATTAAAGAAGCTGAAATGACAGCAATCAAGGGTATGAAAGAACATATGATTGAAGAAGGCAACATCTACCTTAACGCTGAAGGCAAAGTAGCAGAAGCTAGTTTTTACTGGTATGAGGGTGAAGTTCTTTGTAAGTGTCGCCCAGATATTATTTGTCCGCCAGTCCAAAGTCCATACCCAGACAACGCCATATGTGTAGTCGATTACAAAACCACTCAATCATGCGACCCAGTAGAGTTTGCTTATTCGGTTAAGAAGTATGGCTATGATATGCAGGCTGCTTGGTATCGTAGGGGTATGGAGAAAGCTGGATTCAAACTTAAAGAGTTTGTTTTTGTTGCTCAAGAAAAAGTTTACCCTTACGCATCTAAAGTATTTATTATCTCAGAAGAGCAGATGAATCTTGGTTGGGAGAAGATGGAAGGCTTTTTAGAGTCGTATAAAAATCATTCAGACGGCGGTCATTTATCTATTTATAACTCGCCTAATATTGTTACCTTAACTTTATAAAATGTACGACAAAAAAACTTCTATTGACTACAAGTTTAAAGAAGATATATCTCTTGCTGAGTTAAAAAATTATATAGACAGTACCTACAATCAGCACTATGCCAAGGGCAAGTACCAGGCTACGGATATGATTGTAGATGCTGGCTTTGGCGAGGGTTTTTGTATTGGCAATATAATGAAATATGCCATGCGTTATGGCAAAAAAGACGATAAGAAAAAAGAGCTCCTTAAAATCATTCACTATGCAATGATTGCTTTATACGTCAACGATCAATAAAAATTATGCTAGGATTATAGGTATGTTATTTCCTAGCATTCCTCAATATCTGTGCGTCTACGAGGTAGACAGCAACCTTCATATGGTTGTGTTGCAGGCCAGAAACTCTGATACCGCAGAGTTATTTGCTTTGCTGCGTTCTATGGAAGACAGCGACAATTATAGTTTTGGAAAAATTCTAGATGTTAGCGAATTAGATCCTACGCATCACGTAAGTCTAACCATTCATTAAGGTGCTAGGTAGGTATATAAGTATCTAATGGGGGGAGATTATACCCTTTGGGCGTCCTAGCAACACCCTATAATTACAAGCTCGGTTTAGCTGGAGCTTTGGCTTCAGAAGTTCCTTCTGTTACCCAAGCTGGAGTGTCGTCTGCTTGTTTAGGCGACATCTTTTCCAATGGTTTAAAAGCCTTGATAATATTTTTATCATCAGGGTAATCAGGATTTTTACTTTTTTCAATACCAAAAGAACATATCACTTTATTACCAACCAGTTCGCCAGCGTTAGTAGGCGGGTTGTCTTTTCTTCCTACAGCTTTAACCAAACTAGAAAACTTTCTAGAGGCTATCTCTCTAACCATTTCCTGTTTCTCAGAATCAGAGTTAGTGTACCAAAGGTTTAGATTGTCTCTAGCAATCCATCCTTTGTATTTATCGCCGCATACTTTGACTTCTAACTTGAGATAGTCGTTACCTGCCGCAGAAGTAGTCTTCTCGCATGTGCTTATCTCTGTTAGGTAGTCCCCTTCTGGAATAGTAGATGAATCGTTACTACTACTCGCTTCAAAATCAAACTTGACGTCTGCAAAATCGCTCATTATTTTTCTCCTTTTGAAAATCCAAGTTTATTAATAATATGTGTCAAGTTAGGCTCTTCAAAAGAATCTAGCTTGCCACTCCTATCCTTAGCAATATAGTTATCACCAAGAACTGTTTGCAACCAACGATTGGTTACTTTTTTCCCTTCATCATTTTCTTCGGTGAAAGTCCTAAGACATAACACTTCATCAAAGAAGTAAGGAATTTGGGTAGGTAGTTTAGCACCAACCATCATAGGTTGATAATGAAACATACCTGTTGCTTCGTCGCGAAGTTTATCTTCTTTAGCAACAAAAATAACGTGCATCTTTAGATCTCTAAATCTACGCATTGTTCTAGTCATTACATTAATAACTTCACCATAAGCTTGTCGAGGATCTTTGGACCTTGCTTTTTCTTGTGCTAATAAAAGCTCAGACATCTCGGTTACGCTGTCTAAACAGACAGTATCGTAATCAAGCTCTCCGCTTTCAAGCATTGCAGCAATTTCCTCAATCTCTGAAGCTTCTTTAACTTCAATAGCAGTAACATTGTTTGCATCTTTAATAGATAACAAACCAGCTTCCATACTAATGATTAAAGTTTTTCCAGGAGCAGTTGCACATGTCGTTGTTTTACCAGCTCCAGATGCACCATACATTAAAATCTTAGCGCCTTGGTTTTCAACCAATTCACTAGGACTTACAATTCTACTTAAAATATCAGACATTTAATCTTCTCCGTTTTATTTAAAAATACTATTTTAATTTATTTTAATATGAATTACAATGTGTGAACATTAAATATTTAACGGAATGTAAAATGAGAGAAGTAGACCAAAATCAATGGAGAGTGAATTATCTCTGGAGGTTGAAAAACCTTACGAATGAAGAGCTTAAATCATTTAAAACAAAAAATCTAGAACCTGAACATAAGGAGAGGGAAGTGCAAAGAATAACTTTAAAGAAGTATATAGAATTTATTGGGACTGAGCCTGCGGCAGAATTATTTGACTGCTCTCCCGCATCAACTAAAGCTTGGAGGTATGGTTTAAGACAACCTTCAATTAAACAAGCCAAAAAAATTATCAAAGCATCTGGCGGCAAGCTAGACTTTGAATCTATCTTTGGCCCTATCGAAGAGAATGGCGAAGACTAATAGTGTTCAATTTACAAGTAACAGCGCAAGATTCTGCGTTGGACTTAGCTCTGGCTTATGCAGAATACGGCATAAGCGTAGTACCACTACATAGACATAATAAAGTTCCGCCTAAAGAATTAGGTGGATGGCAAAAGTTTCAAGAGCGACAGCCGACGACGGAAGAAATTGAGAAATGGTTTAAGGGGCGAGATGATCTAGTCGTTGCTTTAGTCTGCGGTAAATTTATTGTTATAGATGCAGACACACCTGAAGCCGTAAACTGGTGTGAAGCCAACTTACCCATAACACCTTTTAAAGTAGCGACAGGCAAAGGGGTTCATTACTATTATAACAATCCAGAAAACTTTACTACTTGGGTAGCTAAAAGAACTGAAGGCTATGACCCAGCTAAGCTAATTGATATTAGAGGTGTCGGGGGTTTGATTGTTGCTCCGCATAATATTCATGCGACAGGTGCTATCTATACTCCTACAAAAATTGATGATTGGGATCTAAACGATATTGATGACTTACCAAATCTAACTCAGGATTTATGGGTAAAAATAACGGGAGTTGAGAAACTTAACGGTCAGCCAATAGCTGCGCCTTTATCTATTGATGGTATATCAGAAGGTGGTAGAAATGACCAAGCCGCTAGACTTGCTGGTTATTTAATCGCCAAAGGTTTGAATACAGAGTTTACAGAATTCTTTGTTCAGTCTTGGAACGAACAAAACAAACCACCTTTATCAAGGTCTGAAATATCTACAACAGTTAATTCAATTCAAAAAACTCATGACAGAAAAAACCAACAAGCTCCAGCTTACATATCAACAACCAAAAGTGTAAATGAACCTGTTAATCTTTTTTCTCCTCCAGGGGTTTTAAAAGATATTTACGAATACTCAGAACAGATAGCACATATTTCTCAACCAGCTATTAGCATGCAAGCAGCTTTGTCTTTAGGTTCGGTAGCCTTGGGCAGAATGTATAGAACCAATATGAATAACTTTTCATCTTTGTTCTTTATGTGTATCGCTAAGTCTGGTCAAGGTAAAGAAAATGTTAAAACAGTTGTTGAAACTATTTTAGATCATGCAGAGTACAGCGACTTAATGGCAGGAGATGGCTACACCTCAAGTGGAGCTATTTATAGTTTACTTAGATATAAGCCAACTCATATAACTGTAATGGATGAGTTTGGTAAAAGATTGGAAAGCATATCTAAATCTTCTAACTCAAACAAAGAAGATGCTTTGCAAATACTTATGGAGACTTGGGGAAGATGTCATGGCGTTCTAAGACCAGATAACTATTCAATGATGACGCTGACCAATAAACAGCAAAAAGAAGTGTTGGATAGATCAACGATTAAACCTGCGATTACCTTGGTCGGTATGAGTGTGCCTAAAAACTTTTACGGCGCTTTATCAACAGGCCGTATTGTAGACGGTTTCTTAAATAGATTTATTGTTGTTGAGTCTCACGTGCCAAGAACTGTCGGTAAAATGGTTTCTTTTGTCGAGCCTCCGCAATCCACATACAACTGGGTTTCACATGTAAGGCAAGTTGATAATGAAATGGAACAAATATCTAGAGACAATGCTGAGCTAGATTTTAAACAGAGAGTGTTGAAGTTTGATGATGATTCTAATGCTTTGCTAGATAGTCTAGCTTACAAGCTAGTAGACCAACAAAATGCTTTAGAGAAAGAAGGTCTTGAGGTTTTGTTATCTAGAACAAGAGAAAAAGCTATGCGACTAGCTTTGATTGGAGCTTTGGCAGATGATCGCAAAGCTAAAACTATTAGGGGAGATATTACTCAATGGGCAATTGATTATGTTTATTACTACGATCAAGTGTTAATTGAAAGCTGTAAAGATAAAGTTGCAGGTTCTGAAATGGAAGGGCGTATTAAACAAATACTTAGCTTTATTAGATCGCAAGGAGAATGGGGTATAAGCAAACGTGATATTGATAGACGTGAAATATTTAGATCAATGAAGTCATACGAAGTAAAAGAAATTATTGAAAGATTAAAAAACTCAGGGGAGATACAAGAAAAAGATTTAAGAGCAAAAGGAACTGGGCGACCAACTAAACGTATTGTTGCGATTGATCCAGAATTTTTTAATGAAGATTGATAAACCAGCTTTAAAAGAAAGTCTTAGCGATGTAGCTGTTGGCATGGTGATAGCTTTACCTTTATCTTTTCTTGTTCTTAATCTATGTAATTATTTTAATGTTAGCTTGTTAACCACATCTGTTGTTCAAACAACAGTATTTACACTTGTTGCAATTGTTCGCAAATATTGTGTGCGTATTGCATTTAAAAAAGGAGAGATCAATGGATAAGCCAAAACCAAAAATGGAAAACATCAATGACCAAAAACGCGAAGAACGTGTCGCTGGTTTTATAGAAGGCCTTTGGAATGTTAGATGCCATAAACTACCAGTCAGCTACGGCTTAGATTACTGGTGTGAATCAAGAGAAGTTTCTTTTTGGTTAGAAGTAAAATGCAGAACTTTTGGTATTACCAAGTATGACACTTTATTACTTTCTGCTAGCAAGCTTAGAATGGGTTCAGCTCTATCTTTAGCTACCAATCAACCATTCGTTATTGTGTATGCAATGACAGATAGCGTTTATAGTCATACTTGGAAAAGAGATCACATATACGATGTAAGATTTGGTACAATTGCAGAACCTGTTTATGAAGAAGACTCAGAACCTTACATTCATTTCAGTAAAGATGAGCTAGAGTGTTTATCTCCTCATCCATTAGGTTTTGATAGAGAAGAAATGGGTTTAGTTAACAACTACAAAAAGGATAAGTAATGGAAGACCCAATGGAAAAGCTGCACGATTATAAAGGGTGGTTTTGGGATCATGTAAACAAAAGAATGTATCGCTGGCATGAGCTAGAGTTACTAATGAAAGAAAGAACTTTAAAGGAGAAGAAGGATGCCGATCAACTCAAGAACAAAGGGAGCGACGTTTGAAAGAGACGTTGCTAAAATATTAAACGAGTTTTTTGAGTCTGAAGGTATTGACTACGTTTGCAAGCGTAACCTAGACCAATATCAATCTAAAGATCTTTGCGATATAAACATTCCTCATCACGCCGTAGAGTGCAAGTTTTACAAAGAGGGGGATTGGTATCAACAAGGTTGGTGGGATCAAGTCTGCAAAGCGACAGACGGCCGTATCCCTGTTTTAATTTTTAAATACAATCGTAAACCTATTCGGGTTTGCGTTCCTTTGTATGCAATTAATCCTGAGTGGGATGAAGATAACGATAAGGTAGCAGTTATGCCAATCGAAGACTGGTTGGAAGTGTTAAGAAATAACTGGGATCTTTATTTAATTAAAAGTTAAACTATGTTTGATAATCTTCTAGCTATATCTTCGTTTGCTCTGTTATATCCTAAAATACTAGGACTCATAATCCCGCCTGCAACAGGTTGTACTTGTGGCAATTGTGCGGATGCTGTTAAATTTGGAAGTTTCGGGAGTGTGCGACTTGTGGTTTGAAGTTCTGTGCCTAATTGTTGTGATATGGCTCCTAGATTAGAGTCTTCGGTTAGTTGACTTATTCCTTCAGCTGTAGCTGATCCAATATCTCTGCTTGCATCTATTGTTTGTCCAGTTATTTCCATCGGAGCATATAATCTTAAAGCATCTTTAAATGCTTGGTAAACCACATTTACACTTTCAGCGTCTGATTTAGCTAATCTTCTAACAACAGCAGGCTGTCTCATAACCATACCAATAACACCTAATTTTGCTACAGTTGGAAGCATCGCTAAGTTAAATGCGTTAACAGCAATTGCTCCAGCAATCAAAGTACCAGCTCCGCCTTTTTCTGGTTGAGTCATTACCCTTAAATCCCTGACCAAAGCTCTCAAACTTTGAGTGGTTTCTTTACCAAACATTTCGTTAAGGACGTTATCGCCTTTAGAGTTTAAAGCTCTTTCTAAGGCCTCGGGATTAAATACCTCGTCTACTCTTGTTCCAGGTCCAGAGGTTAACCTCATCAAATCGCGCATACCTTCTTGTTGGACTTTTTGAAATGTATCTGGATCAACAATTGCTTTCATCTTTGCGATATTATCTGCTTGGCCATTTCTAAACAAAGTATTAATTACTTCGTCGGGACTTGCGCTAGATACTCTAGTTAAAAATCTATCTGATTTTTCTAAGGCTGCTATATTTTCAGCGTCGGTAAATCTTTTTAAAGCTTGAGCAAACTCTTTGGAGTTTAAATCTGCTGATATCCTAGCTAGTTTCTCAGCTTTAAAATTGGTATTAATTTTTAAAAAGTCATCTATCGTGCTTTTAAAATTTGGTATGTCTTTAAATATAACGT